TTAAAAATTTTAGAGGCTTTCTTTTTGTATTGGTCTGAGCCTGACAAGTCGAGAAAAAAAATGAGATTTGAAAAGGAGAAGACATGGGATACTTCACGAAGGTTATCGAGGTGGGCCAAAAATGATTTCAGCAAGTCTGAAAATGAAAATTCTTTGAAAAGCTCCGTATTGGAGTCAGTTGAAAAGTTGAAAAAAGAAATGTTATGAGCGAAATAGTAATAAGGGAATCAAGATTTCCAAAGAACGTAAGCAACGAACACAAAGAAGTGATACTTGCTGCTGATTATCCAGTATTGAAAACTCTCGAAAAAGAAAAATTGATTGAGGGGATTGCAGTAATTTACAATAAAGCCAAGACTTTAACTGGTCAGACAAAGGAATCTCCAGAGATATTCGAAGAGGCGGTCAAGGTTTTAGTCGATTATATTCAGTCAGGAAAGTATGGGAACCTAACCACTAAACAACTCGAAATATCAATTACAAAGGGAGCAATGGGAGAGTATGGCGAGTTTCACGGAATAAACGCCAAAACGATACATACTTGGATTACTTCCTTTTACAAGGCACAAATGAAGTTTCGGAAAATTCAAAGCGAGTACAATCAAAAAAGAAGACTCGAAGAACAACAAGAAGAGACGAGTAAATACTTCAAGGAAAACGCTGAGACACTAATGCTTTCGAGATTGAGAGACGAGTATGAGAGATTGGCTAAAAATCCTGACCACTTGATTTGGGATTATAACGGGTCGTTTTATTTCTATTTGCTCTCGAAAGAAAAAATCAATGAACCTCACGAGCGATTAGAACACTTTCAAGACCTTGCAATGAGAAAAATGAAAGAAGGGTTCAGACACGATTTAACTACGGCTAACAGCATAATGAGAACAACAATAAAAGGGTGGTTGAGTAACTTCGATGAAACAATGCAAGGAAAGCCAGTAATGAATGCGAGATACCAACAGATAACGAATGAATTTATCCTGAGAGATTATTTAAGCGGTTGTATCGAGTTGGGCCTAGAGTTTGAAGAGGTTATTGAGTAGAACTACTTTTGAGAATAGAAAATTTTGAGAATGAAAACTAAAATATTGAACCTTTACGCTTGTCTAGGAGGTAATAGATATAAATGGGATGAATTATCTCCTGACTTGGAAATAACAGCCGTTGAACTCGACCCAGAATTAGCAAGATTGTATCAAGAGCGTTTTCCAAATGACATAGTAATTATTGCAGATGCTCACCAGTATCTCCTGGACCACTACAAAGAGTTTGATATTATTTGGTCTAGTCCTCCATGCCCTACTCATTCAAGGGCTAGGTTTTGGTTTAGTTCTAACTACGAAACGAATTTAGATCCAGTATATCCAGACATGACATTGTATCAAGAAATCATTTTTTTGGATAATTTTTTTAAAGGCAAATATTGTGTTGAGAATGTAATTCCATATTATGAGCCATTAATACCAGCAAAAAAGCGAGGTAGACATTTATACTGGACTAATTTTCCACTTTCACACTCGATCAACGAAAGAAAGTTTGAAGGACTAGCGAAAAGAAGTAAAGACAATCCATTTGGAGAAAATGAAATAAACGCTTTATGTAGATACCATGATTACGACTTTAGGCAATACGAAGGAAATCAAAGAATTGATAAGATTGCCAGAAACCTAGTCGACTACGAAGCTGGAAAAACAATACTCGAAACTGCTTTAGGGATTATAAGAAAATCAGACGTTAAACAACAAGAACTATTTTAATGAAGCCAAAGAAATGTAAATACTGCAAGTCAGAGTTCGATCCAGTTCGACCACTCCAGCAATGTTGCTCATTTCATTGCTCGGTTGGATACGCCAAAGAGCAGCAAGAGAAGAAACGAGCAGCTTCCTGGAGGCAAAAAAAAGCCCGAATGAAAGAAGCGATTAAAAGTTTATCGAGTTACAAAAAGGATCTACAAATATTGGTTAATGAGATAGCAAGGAGAATTGACCACGATCAAGAATGTATATCATGTGGAACCAAAGAAGGAAAGGTAAACGGGGGCCACTTTCATTCGGTTGGGTCAAATCCAGCTTTGAGGTTTAATCTTTTGAATATTTTTCGCCAGTGCGAAAGGTGCAATTCGTATCTGTCAGCGAATATTTTGAACTATGAGAAAGGACTCGACGAAACATTTGGAGAAAGTGTTAAGTATGAGATAAAATACAAATTAGCCATTTTAAGCCCCGAACTAAAGGCGACTAAGGAAGAACTAAAGGAAGCTATTAAAAACGCAAGAGAAGCCGTTAAAACGCTAATTAAAGAAGAAAAACGACTATCAACCCGAGAGAGAATAGAACTAAGGCGAGAAATAAATAAAAAGTTAGGACTTTATGATTGATTTAAGACAAGGAGATTGCTTAGAGGCAATGAGAGAAATGAAGGACAACCATTTTGATTTAGCAATAGTTGATCCGCCTTATGGGAATGATTTAAGTGGTGGTAGGTCAGAAAAAAACGGATGGAATAAAAACATAGACTGGGATAAATGTAATAAAGGTTGGAACTTAGATATACCAAAACCTGAATATTTTAAAGAATTGCAAAGAGTAAGTAAAAATCAAATTATATGGGGAGGTAATTATTTTGCTAATATGTTACCTAATTCTGAGTGCTGGTTTATTTGGGATAAAGGTCAGAGGAATTTTAGTTTAGCTGATGGTGAGATGGCTTGGACTTCTTTTAAAAAAGCAATGAGAATACATACATTACATAGAACTGTAGCAAACCAAGAAACAAAAATACACGCAACTCAAAAACCTGTAAAACTTTATGAGAAGTTATTAGATAAGTTCGCAAAAGAGGGAGACAAAATACTTGATACTCATTTAGGAAGTGGAAGTATCGCAATAGCTTGTCATAACTTAGGGTTTGATTTAACTGGTTTTGAACTCGACAACGAATACTATGAAGCGGCAGTAAAAAGACTAAAGACTCACCAATTACAAAAGACCATTTTCGAGGGCATTCAAGAACAAGAAAAAGGAGAGCAGAAGCAATTATTTTAAAAACGTAAATTTGTATCATGGAAACAACAGAAAAAGCAAAAGCAGAAATTAATAGAAGAATAAACTTTGTCTTATTTGTGGCTTTGTTCTTCACTATGTTAGCCTCGATTATTGGGTGCAAAAAAGAACCAGAGCAAAAGTGCTACGAGTGTACTACATACCTGAGTTATCAATTCGACGACGGATCGAGCAGAAGCGAAGGCTCGATAAAAGTAGAGAAGCTATGCGAGGAAAACCCGAATAACTCTCACGAGGAAAAAGGAGAATACTTCGGAAAACAAGGAGTCAAAACTACCGTAAGACGGTGTAAAACTATAAAGTGAAGCAATGAGTAAAGGAAACGATTTTAAAACTGAGACTATTTCATTAAACGAGATAAAAAATAACCCGAATAATCCTCGATTAGTAAAGGACGATAAGTTCAAGAAGCTGGTCAAGTCAATAAAGGAATTTCCTGAAATGCTAAAAATCAGGCCGATAGTAGTAAACAAGGACATGATAGTTCTTGGAGGCAACATGAGGCTAAAAGCGTGTAAAGAAGCTGGACTAAAAGAAGTGCCTATAATTCGAGCCGAAAACCTGACCGAAGAACAACAGAGAGAGTTTATCATAAAGGATAACGTAGGCTTTGGTGAATGGGATTGGGATTTATTAGCAAACGAATGGGATGCTATCCAGCTTGGTGAATGGGGTTTGGATGTTTGGCAACCTGATGAGGATGTAGACTACTCAATACTAGATGAAGAGGATGTAGACGACCAGCTTCAAGACATGGCTGATGGCGTGAAAAAAGCTATTCAAATTGAGTTTGAGCCTGACCACTATGACGAGGCTTACGGGCTTGTAAAGTTTTGGCGGGACCAAGATGCATATGTTGGAAAGATGATATTAGATTTCTTGAAATCTGAAAAGGATAAGATATGAGACAGACAGAGTATAAAGGAATAAAGTTTCTTTATAGGGATGAAACAAGCGATTTGAAGACGTTTGATGAAGTTGTAATTAGAGATGTCTATCAAAAGAAAGGCAACAAGATACAGCAAGGTGATCATTGGATTGATTGTGGTGGGAACGTTGGTGCATTTACTATTTTAGCTTGTTCTAGAGGTGCAAAAGTTACAGTGTATGAGCCTGACCCGTTTAATTGTAAAATGATTGAAAAGAATTTAAAGATAAATGGCTTTGATGCTGAAATAGTTTGCGCTGGTTTAGTACACAATGATTCTAAAAGAGCAAATCTGTACGTAGGCAATAATGGAAATGTATGGAGAAATTCTATGTTCAAGAATTGGAACGGCAAAGGCTTAAAGGTTGATTGTGTTAATTTTGATGAGGTAATACCTGATGGTGTTTGTATTAAAATAGACATTGAGGGTGCGGAAATGCCTATATTGGAAACCACGAAAAGAACTTTTAAAAAATTAATTTTTGAATGGAGTTTTGATATTGACCCAAGTTTGCCGAGATTTTGGAAGGTAATGGAAAAGCTTCACAAACAATATAATGTCGCACCAATAGGAAATACGGCAAAATTCAAGACCAGAGATTATGATGTTTGGCAAAAGTCGTGGTTCCCTGCTTGTACAAATGTATTCTGCTATGAAAAGAATTGACCTACATCAAACTGAACATTTGGTGAAGATTGGAGACCAATGCCCAGCGTTTGAGCCCAACGTAACAGATGACTGTATATTCTATGCGGATGGTGAGCCGATTGGTTTCTTTATACGACAGATGCCCGAGAAGATGTGCAAGTTGGCAGATTTAGCAGATAAAGAGTTTAGGAGCAATAATGTGCCAAAAACAATGATGGATAGAAGCGATGTTGTTAGAAAAGCGCAAAAAGAAGGCAAAACTCCCTCGCAGATACTAAAAGAAGGCAGAGGTTGCTCACAAATGAGTACACTTTTAGGCAGCATTGCGCCTAAACCTATGGTTAGAAGACCTTATCCAAATAAAGCACAGGTTCATTCAGTCAAAACCGCCCAAACCTTCATAAAGGCGATGTTGTTGTTAGCAAAGCAAAGCGAGCAACTAATAGCCGATATATTACCCGAGCAATACCAAAGACAAAAGGAACTATTCGAGCAAGTGCCTGACCAATGGAAGTTCGGGAACCTATTCACTTCGTCAATCAGCAACTACAATATCAGCGCACCGTTTCACAGAGACACGGGAAACATACAAGGAGCAGTAAACGTAATAATCACAAAGCGGAGAAATAGCAAAGGCGGAAATCTTAACGTGCCCGACTACGGGGCTACAATTGACCAATGCGACAACTCGATTTTAGTTTACCCAGCTTGGAAAAATATACATGGAGTTACACCTATTGAACCAACATACGAAGGCGGTTTTCGTAACTCTTTGATTTTTTACCCATTAAAAGCATTCATAGGATTATGAAAGAAGTAGAAAAGAAAGTAATTGAACTTTGCAATAGATATAAAATCAAAACCTTTAAAATGGAGGTATTCAAGTCCAATTACAGAAAGTTTAATTTTGCTGGAGTTAATAGAGATTTGTTAGCTTTAAAAATCTATGAATTACTATGAGCGAGGATAAAACACAGTACGGAAACAATAAACAAAATTCCACACTTAAAAAGGCAATGGTTGACGCCTTAGAAAAATCTTTGGGAGTTGTAACTACTGCTTGTAAGATTGTTGGCATTGATAGGGGTACTCACTACAACTGGTTGAAGGCCGACGAAGAATATGCTGAGAAGGTTAAAAGCATTGAGGATATTGCTATTGATTTTGCCGAGAGTAAGCTACATAAACAAATCGAGAAAGGAGACACAACTGCGACTATCTTTTACCTAAAGACTAAAGGCAAGAACAGAGGGTATATTGAGCGTCAGGAAATTACTCACGATTTGCCGAATGCTAATATCAACATTGAAATAATAGGAGAAGATCCAGAAGTAAATGAATAATGATAGGTTTCAGAGTAGTAAACTTTTCAACACAAACTACAATTATCCAGAGGGTAAAGACCTGACGATTAATAGAGGCGGTAGCAGTTCCGGTAAGACCTACACCGTAATGACTGTAATATTAACCAAGTGCATAAAGGAGCCAGGAATAACCGTTACAGTAGTCGGGCAAGACATACCAAATCTTAAAAAGGGAGCAATAAGGGATACAGAATTAATCCTAAACAACACGCCACAACTAAGGCAATGGATAAGAAGCTACAACTTATCAGATAGAATA